TATCGTTATGATCCGGAAAATAACAATCTTCTATTTTAAGCCCCTCAACACACACCTTAAATTCAGTGTCTGATTTCTCGACAAAACCCTCTTCGCTACCTGCGGGCCGCAAACCTTGCGACATGAGCATCTGCATAATCTGCTGGGGATTACCTTGTGTGGTTATACCCGCAGGTAACGAAACACGATTACCTTCTTGATCAACAAAAACAGGTTGCATACCACGACTGCGTGTAATTATATCTTTTTCTTCCCACAAGCAAAGAACATGCTTGGTGCCGTCCATTAACAAATCGTGTACAATTGGTTTTATACGTTTTTTGATCTTAATGTTAGAATGACACGCCCAATGCATAAATTCTCGCACATCGTCTATCTTATCAAGATCATCCTCACACGTCGGGTTAACCTGTATAAAATCATCCTCACCTATCAATTTGTTGACAATCCGTGGCTCAAGATTATCAACAGCTATAGCCACAAGGCCGAGTGACTTATTGCTTGCGTTCTCCCAAGGAAAATCTTTTGCTGGGCGATCGTTATCATAGCGTTTACGACCTTCTTCTATCTCTTGCAATTTCCGGTCTCGATAGGCACTGTTCGAATATTCTGTGTACAGATCTCTGCAATATCCACCTAATGCTGTTGTTCTGCTATCAACGTCGGTATAATCATCTTCCTCAAGTCTTATTTCAACCGCCATATCCCTCACTCCTCATGTGACCGCTTTGCCATGTCCGTTCCGGCTTTTCCCACGGGCTAATCACATAGCTCATGATAATATAATTAAAGGCATTAAGCGCCGGAAAGCGCTCCCAGGTGTACCCAACACCGTAATCATCATCCTGTATCACCTGTAAATCTGACGCAAGCTGTGTGTTCGGGTGTATTTTCAACAAACCATCACGTCCGTGTTCGTCAATCGGCGCTCGTGCTGCCTTAAATCCACCATACGATGATTTATACCCGTCAAATTCAGATGTATCGTACAGACCAATACCCTTTGCGTTCCATCGACGTACAAAACGATCGAACGCAATCTCATTATTGCGAAACTCTTGACTACAATCGCCATATAACTTACTACAATCAAGTGAGCGCATGTGTGTGATTATACTGGAGAACATTTGATCTTGATCCTTGAAACTCCCTTCCACCATCAGCACAAGAGGAGCTTTGTCCCGGTGTGTCACAACGTCTTGTAGTCCAAAAATACAAAAATACCCGTCATTTTTTGGCCCAGGCCAGGTGAGCGCAGCTCGCCGGTCGTTGAATATGTCAATGACCGGCGACTTACCAGGCCGATCTGTCTTACAACACAGTCTGTAACCGTCCGTGTAATAACTACTCATCCAGGCTAAAAGCCTCTTTGATGACCTCAATCAAAGGAATCACAATTGTGTCATCAACAGTATTGTCCGTTTCTTTGATTTTTTGCGCCAATAGGTCAAGCCCCTCGACAACCCAAAGCTTAAGTTGATCGCTCGTCATGACTTTAAAAATCATATCTACCAAAGCCTGCAATAATATCTTTTTCATTTCGTCACCTCATAATGTACATAATCATTCAATCGTTGATCACCAATGTCTTTAGGATTGCCCGACCAACAACCTCCCCAACGTATAACCACACCCAGTTCTTTAGCGGCAGCTAACATTAAGCCAGCCAGCACGGCACAGTGTATTGCTTTCCACGATACATCCCCGTCAACATAAGGTACAAGGTCAACAGCGTATGACAAAGGCTCAACATTGTGTTTACTGTTAGGATATTTAACCATGGATTTACCAATGTTGTAAAGCCGGTCTTGCTCAGCCTTACACCTGCGGCCACAAACGACAGTAAAGTCCATTACACCGTACCCAAGAGCGTGTCTTACGACTGCGGCTAATTCTGGCACAATTGTGGCCAATTCCCGTTCGGATCGTTTGCTAAAATAAAATTTCACGCCCATTTAAACGTTCTCCTTTGTTCGTTGCCGTAAGCATATCTGAGAGCATCCATAAAATGGTCATCCCTACCTACGGGCTGATTAATGCTGTTACCGTCTTTATCTTTATCCCATTGGTACATATTTAGCTCATTTATCACGTCTTGGCAATGGTGTGACACGATTATTTCATGTTGCTGTAACCACTGTATGCCATGCAATATAGAATCTTTACCCTTGACAGCACCTTTAGCGTTAATTCCTGCATCACACAATTCTGCAATAGACTTGGGTTCGGCGCTGTCACACCAGACAGGCTCCCTGCCCGTAACAGATGATAACCGTACGGCTATGTCGGGATTAGTCATACCCCGCTTAGCCCAAGAGTCGAAAATGTAGATCCGTTTACGTGCTGACTGATAGTGTGTCCGTACGTATGCGGTTGGATCATTGGTAAAACCAAAATCAAGTCCGTTGCGAATGTTGTCAAACTCAGATATCAAGTTATCAATGTCCTCAACACGCCAATTTGTATAAATAAGATCGCCCAGCACACCCCAGTTACCAAGAGTATAAACATCCCAATAATACTCGTTCTGCTCATTTTCCAGCTCATAAACATCATCAGGTTCAAGCCATTCATTATCAGCGTATGTTGTTTTAAGAATTGAGAGACCAAGGTCGTTATACTCAGTTTGGTCGTCTTTCCACTTTACTCGCACAAAATACTCTTTATAAATCCAATGCGTTTTGTAAATAGGGTTAAACGACAATACCAAACGTTTAGGCACTTTACTTTTACCTCTAAGACGTTTCTGGAGTTGCTTAACGCCACTATACTGGCATTCGGTAGCTTCTTCGACCCAAATATCTGTAATTACACCCTTCTCTGGTGTGATGGACTTAATTTTTTCCTCATCATCCAAACCCTTAAAAATGGCTTGATACCCGTTTATCACACAACTGATGACCATATCAGACTTGTTAATTTTAAATAATCCCGCCACGTCATAGTCATAAATAGCCTTTTTAACTTCATTGAATACAGATGTTCGCAGCGTATTGGCTACGGCTCTGACCACAAGATAATTGCGATTTCCCGTAAGTAAGTCTTCCACAAGCCGCTGTGCGAGAAAAAAAGACTTACCGCTACTTGACCCGCCATAAAAGATTTGTGTCCGTGTGGTTTTATCAAGATACGGGACGTATACACTGTTGTAAATATCATCGTGTATGACTATTTCAATCGCCATCTCTTTTTGATCTCCTTATAATTTTGATTTCACTGATAGTGCTGTCGTCAACAGCCTCAGAGTTGAGGTCATAAGCAATCCTCTCTAACTCAATCCTTTTTGCTCTGATTTGTGCAAGCATCTTGAGAGTTACGGCTTTGTCCGCCACAGTGGCCTTTACCTCTTTTTCCAAAATTTCGCCCTTACGCATGTAAGTCACTGTTTTAACAGGACGTTCCTCAAGTTCTTTAAGTAGCTGCTCTTCATGTCGTAACAAAGTTGCAAGTTCTGCCCTATGGCGTTTGATCACACCTATGCCGAGGTCTGCCGCATGCGATATCAACGCTTGCTCGTTAAGCCCCTTGATATTCCCTGCTATGATCTGTTCTTTGATTTTTTCTTTAACGGCCGCAGACATGTCTCTTGTCCACTGGTATTTAGCAGCATGCTTCTTGATTCCGCCGACAGACACAGTGGGTTTAAATGTATCAGAAGACTTGTGGTACTCGTTGTATCTGTCAACAATTTCAGGTAGGCTCATCCTGCCCATCCGAAACAACGGTTCAATGAATGCCCAATTTACAGTTGTTCTCCTTCCCATGATTTAGATCCTTTTTATTTTTAGTTAGTTACATTAAGTAGGGGCCAATGGTCCTCAAAGGCCCCTACTTAATGCACTAACAATAACACACGATACCGGCAGATGACCACCCTCGCTTCAAATAATACGGCCATCCCTTCTGATATGGATGCTTACCCTACGATCAGTGGTAAACGCCCCCAGACGGGCAAATTAATCATGCCTGATGACATAATGCCAGAGAACGACATCCCGTGCACCCCCGATAAAACAGCAGAGACCCAGTTGTCCGCCGCCATAGCCACAATCATGTGTAATTTCAGTAATATAGGTAACCCCTGACAGATAAGCACCAGGGGCTGATAGATAAAAAAACGCTGAAAGCCTTGCCAGACAGGGCTTTCAGCGTTTCTGAGAGTTAAGTACCAGCAATCCCCATAGCTCTTCCCTTTTATACCCCCCCCCCTCTCTATCTCTCTATCTCTCTATCTCTCTACCCCCTTTTTTATAGGGGGGGGGGTATTT